TAAAAGTTTCGCTATGTGCATAGGCGGTGGGTTCTCAAATGAACATACGCAATGCCGCCAATCAAAGTTCCTCGACAGGTTAAACAAGAGTTGATCAACAAACTCTGACTTGCCCATTGAAGGAACACCTGTGACCACATACAGCATACCTGTCTTGATGGTCATTAGCTCATCCACATTAGCGAAACCCGTAGACAATCCCTTCCCTGCCCCGTGTCGAAACAGCGAGACCACATCTTTCATATAGTGGTCAACGTCATACAGGCCAGCGATAGGCCAAGGTTCTGCCTCATCAATCGCGTTTGCAACAGCGGCCTTCCCATGCTTCATCAAGCAATCATTAGCATCCTTGCAATCCTCTGGCCATGTAACGCTCCAGCATTTCCCCTTCCCCACACGCCTTGCTATCTCTTCACCTAATGCACGACCAGCGGAGTCGGAGTCGGAGCATATGATAACCTTCTCTGTTTCCTTGAGGAGGTCGTGAGCATCCCAGATGTAGCTAAACTTTTTATCATCTCGTGGATCAACAGTTCCATCAGACACACGGACGGGTGCGCCATTCGGAACGGAGATGGAGTTTAAGATTCCTGCTTCACGCACAGACAAGCAGTCTACTTCGCCTTCACAAATAACTATTGGCTCGCCAATCTTTTCTCTTTCAATACCGTAGAAGGAACGGGCCGCTCCCTCTTGTGTCAGCCCTTTGCCTTGTGCTTCCTCATCTTCGACTGACCTAAACTTTACAGCGTAAACGCTGTCAGTCCCCGCTTCCACATAGGGAAAGCCAACTCCTAACCTCTCTTCACCTAGCTTGGGAAAGTATTTGATTGCACTCATCACCCTGCCAGATGCAATCGTTTCATCCGACAGGCCACGGTTCCTCAGATAATCGGATGCGCGGTTTGTAATACTGGTAGACTTAGGTGGGACAAACTTCACCACCTTCTCTCGCTTGGGTTCTAAGTTAGCACCCCCTTGCTCACCACAGTGGTGGCAGTTCCACTGAACATCTGGGTATTCCACCCTGACGCTTAGGACTTTCTCCTTTTGATTCGCTGGCTTGCGTCTATAGCTACAGCTTGGACACAGTTCTCTGTACTGCCCATCTCCCCTTCCAGTAAACATAGATACCATTGTCTCATTGATTTCCATCTTCCTCTTCCCCCTTGGATTCTTGGTAAGACTTCTCGTAATCCTTCATTAACCTTTCAAGAAAGATCACTCCTTGTTGTGGTGGAATTTCCTCCAGAAACTCGGCGGCTCTAATAACTTTCTCAATACTAACACCAGCAAAATCACAAACAATCCTTAAATCTTTTGACCTTCGTGTAAGGTAAGTGGTGGCCGAATCTCTGATGCGCGGAATTTCTGACACCATATCCCGTAGACATCGGTGTAATATCGCCACCCACATTCGTGTTTCAGGTAACAAGTTCCCCCACCTTGATGTCTGTGCGAGGGTTGTCTTTATCCAGACCGTGGCAGACAATCTTCATTTTAACTTGGCGGTCATTAACGTAGGCGATCCCTTGCAAGAGATCACAGATTAAACTCTCATCCAGATCAGGTCTTCTAGTACAATAAAAAATCTTACAGTACAGCAGAACATCATTAGAGATTAGCGGGTCAATAGATGTTGCCTGTTGCTTGAACGACTCAGCATATGACAAAGCCTTCTTGCTCTTGATCGACATGATGCGGCCCGTCTTCTTGAACTTGACTATGCGTCTGCTGTTAGCCTTGGATGCTGGCTCCCCAAGAATTGTCTTCTCAAACAACCACTTACCATCTTTGATAAGGGGGGTTGTAATTGGATCAATTAAATTATATATAATGGTCATGGCCTACACCAACAAGCATAATCTCCCACTGCCTGTAGTTCGCGCACTCACCTCATTTGAGAAGTCAGAGAAGGTGAACGGACTACGAGTAACAACTCTTATAGACGCACCTAGAATAAGTCAATTGCGTCAGCGGCATAAGGCTCCAGACGAAGATGTTAGCACCATGCTATACAGAATCTTAGGGAGTGCCGCGCACCTAGTCTTTCAAGATGGGGCAGAGGGTCTAAGCAATTCATACATTCCAGAGGAAAGGATAACGCTGGACGTAGATGGGGTGACCATCAGTGGCCAGATAGATTATCAATACATGGATGATGATAAGGTTAGTGTCATTGATTATAAAGTGACATCTGCCTATAGCGTTATTTACGGCAAGCCAGAATGGGAGAAGCAACTCAATGTATACGCTTACCTCATTCGTCACGGTAAAGGAGTGAAGGTTAAGGATTTGAATGTCTGCGCTATCATTAGAGATTATACAGCAAGCAAAGCAAAGACCACTAAGAAGTATCCTGCCTCACCAATTGTCACAGTTCCTATAAAAATGTGGAACGAAGAGGAACAGGATAGATATATCCAACAACGGGTTCAGCTACATAACAATGCTTTAACTCTTGAAGAATTAAACGGAACACTCCCTCTTTGTACTGACGAGGAAAGGTGGGCCAAGCCTACTGTGTACGCAGTGCATAAGAAGGGAAGGAAGTCAGCACTTAAACTCTTTAATAACGATGCTGACGCACAAGAATTTGCCAGTCAAAGTTCAGATCGGAAGGTGGTCGAGCGCCCTGCCACATACACCCGATGTGCTGGTGATTACTGTAGGGTAGCACAACATTGTGATCAATGGAGAGGTAACTAAACCATGTCACACTTAACTTTTAATATCGAAACGATAACTCCACGCGAGGCTACTAAATTGCTGGAGCATAACGTGGAGAACAACCGCCCAATCTCTGATCGTCACGTTCAGAGTCTTGCCAGAGATATGAAGGAAGGTAACTGGGCAGAGAATGGTGAGACCATTAAGATATGCCCGCAAGGAAATGTTCTTGATGGTCAGCACAGATTATGGGCTTGCATCACCGCAAACAAGCCGTTCAAGACTGTGGTTGTCAGAGGGGTCGATGGCTTAGACACCATTGACACCAACCGACCTCGCACTTTGGCAAACGCTTTACATATGCGTGGCTATGAGAGAGCGCCGAAGCTGTCGATAGCTTTGAACACCTGTTGGAGATGGGAGAATACTAACTGGCGTTCACACCTAGCGAAGCCTACGGTTGCAGAGGCTATCCGCTTTCTCAATGATAACTTTGATCTTATCTATCTCGCCATGAAGCATGGCTTGCGGATAGGTAAGGTGGAAGGTTCACTGGAGCAAACTGCCGTAGCCTTTTGGAGATTAGCAAAAGTAATTGGCGTGTCTGATACAGTGGAATTGTTTAATGATCTTGCAAAAGAAAACTGGACTAGCGTTAACGATCCTCTGTTTCGTTACCATGAGTTAGCTCTAAAAGCCAAGGTCATGCAGAGAAGGCCCCACAAATTGTTGAGGTTGAACTGGCTGGTTCGTGCCTTTGATGCAAGGCTCAACGGAGAGAGCCATGCCAGCGGTAGGTTTCTGCGATGGGATGCGAGTAAACGTATGCGCCTGTTCACTGGTGAAGAGATCACTGGGAACGCAAACGCCCAAAGAAATTAAATCCTTTAGACCCAGTGGTGTAATGCCACTGGGCTTTCTTTAATATTGACGGAGCAATAGATGATTGCCAAAGAAATAGCAGAGGCTTTTTTTGCAACAGCCTTAGACATATCGAAGAACCCATTGGTGAAGGATGTCGAAAACAAATTTGCAAACTTTAAGTACGTTCCTATAGACGCTTACTACAATGCAATCCCGAAGATTGCGTTGAAGCATGGCTTGTTCTGGAGATGCAGGGAGCAAGAGGTTACAGGTGAAGGGAAGACTCTCTTCTTCAAATTCTCTTTCGATCTTATGCACAAGAGCGGCAGTGGGGTTGAGGACTTTGATACCGTTACAATCAATCACCCTGCCCAAGGCCCACAAACTGCTGGGTCTGCGCGGAGCTATGCTGAAAAACTTTTTATGAGAACCGCGTTCAAGGTGGTGACAGGAGAGAAAGACAGTGAGTTCTTTCACGAGACAGAGCCAGAGGATTTATCTATTCCTGATGGCGAAGGCTCTAACAACGATGATGATAGCTTGAACCTTCAACAAGTTAAGGACTTGGAGAAAAAGCAAAAGAAATCTAAGAAGCTATCTGACTTCCAAGATGAGTTCCGCGATGATGAGGAACAGCAATTCAATAGTACAAAAGACGGTGTTGTCATCAAGGAACCCAATCGTATTGGTGGTTGGGATAATGTGGAAGACATGATCCACACATTCATGCCTCGCCTCAACGATATGCAGGGTGACAATAAAAGATTCAAGAACAAGCAGGAGTGTGTCAAAGGTGTTAACACATTCTTTAGAATCAATCGCTCGCTGATTGAGGGGGTGATGACTAAGAAAAGCCCAGAGACTTTTGGCAGGGTCATGGCAATGTTCAAGGCCGCGAAGACTGCCGCTAATTCCAATGAAGTTTACGATTCAAAATAGGAGAGATAAATGCCTAGTCAAAAATATGGAGCAGGTAATCTGTTCCGCAATCAGAGGGCTGTAGCTTCTCTTGATATCAACACAAGAGACACAGATAACCGCCATCAATATGCACCAGATTTAACTGGTGATATGGAGATCACTAAGAGTCAGCTTCAAGCACTGGTTGAATTGTTCAAGCAGGGTGACACAGAGGTATCTCAACGCACTGCTACCAAAGGTGAATCAATTATCAAGGTTTCAATCTGCGGTAAGAAATACCAAGGCGCGAAGGCTGGAGACTACCTTGCCGTCTGGCTAGAAGAAAAGTGGAAGCCAGAGAAAAAGAAAGAAGAGACTAGCCCAGATGAAGACATCCCGTTCTAGGTCACAGTCTCATCTTAATTTAGTTAGGGGTCAGCCATGTTTGATATGCGCTGACCCCAGAACTTCCGCTCACCACCTTATGTTTACTGATCATCCAGCAATGTCATTAAAGGTTAGCGATTATAACACTGTTCCCTTGTGTCATAACCATCACATGGAATTGCACAGACATGGGAACGAGGAACAATGGTGGGCATTACAGGGGGTAGACCCTATGGAATTTGTAAAAAAGGTAACCAATGACTGATATAAAAGAAGTCTCTTATGCCTTTGAAGCAGTGAAGTCTGCACTAAGGCAAACAAAGGATGGCATTAGTGTGAGCCTAGTGATCCATCCCAATGATGTACCTAACCCATTGCTTAGTGATCCTGTCGGCTCAAGATATATGGTAGGCATGGCTAGGCTAGGTGATGATGACCAGCCAGTTGAGTCCGAAGAGCAAAGAGAAGCCAAGCGTGATGTGACTTCTGCTGGTGCGCTGTGTCGTGATACTGATTTTCAGAAGTGGCTACTGGATAATGGCTACTGTGATGAGGTATCAGAAGACGAGGCATCCAAAGCACTAAGGATATTACTTGGGGTAGAGAGTAGGTCTGAGATAAAGACCAACCAAGAAGCCCAACGCAAGTGGCGTATCATACGCAATCTATTTATTAGGCGATCAATGCTTATGGAGACTGACCTTGGGTGAAGACCGTAAAGCTGACCTGTTACAGGAAGCAAGTGATCTTGTCACTGGCCCAAGAGCCAAGGACTATGGGGATGCAACAGTTAACCACATGAGGATAGCAGACCTGTGGAATGTATGGCTTAACAATAGATCATGGGCGCATCATGGAGTGATAACGCCATACGATGTGTCGATGATGATGAGCCTAGTCAAGTTTGCGAGATGCCAACAGCAACCCAACCACGATAGTCATGTTGATATAGCTGGTTACTCGGCAGTCTCTGAGGATATATATGAAAAGATTATGGAGGTTGAAGATGACAGGGAAAGTGGGCCGTCCACGGAGAATAGTGGGGCCAAGTAAACCTTGGAACATAATGTTTCCAATCTCTCTGATATCCAAGATAAACAGCCGTGCTGAAAATGATGGCATAAGCCCAGCATCTTTAGTTCGTAAGGCTACCGAAGAGTATCTTAATCAACCTAACATCATGGGTGACCACGGTAGCGGCTATGAAGCTGGGGTAAGGAGTGCCTTATTCTTTGTGAGAGAGGAAGCGGTGATGCCAAAGTTCCCATCAGGCAAGACATTGGGAGACAGGCTTGCTGACAAGGTGCTGGAAAGGCTTGGGATGAAATACATTGCAAGAGCTTGGAATGAAAAGGGGGAAGGTGACTAACCTTCCCCCAGAACTGTGAGGTAACTAATGGCTGTAGCCATCAACACTAAGATAACAACTGTTTCAGATGTGGTAAATAGGTATCTTGATGAACACATAAATTTTTTAGCTATAGACCACAAAAGACCAGCGTCAGCGTGGAGAAGTATGGAACCTCACCTTGGCTCTGTCCCCATAAATAAACTTAGTGGCGCTATAGTCAGCGCCTATATGAGAAAAAGAAATGTCATGCCCGGTACAATCAACCGGGAACTAGGAGTTCTAAACTCTGCGCTGCGGTGGGCCAATGCCCAAGGATATATTGACCAGTTAATATTTATTCCCCGTATGCCATCTACCCCACCAAGACAGAGATGGCTGACTGAAGAAGAATGTTCCGCTCTTCTTGAGGCTGCGAAGGAATACCCCCATGTTTATATCTTTATTGCCATTGCCCTGTTGACGGGGCAAAGAAAGGAAGCAATCCTATCATTGCTTTGGGAACAGGTTAGGTGGAGCGAAGGCTACATAGACTTCAATCAAGACGGTAACCTGTCCAACAGAAGAAAGGGAAGGGCTATTGTTCCCATAAGCACGGAGATGGAGCGGCTTCTGCGGGGCATTCAATCCGATAGTTTATATGTTGTTAACAACAATGGACGAAGGGTTCGGGATTTCCGAAAGGCATGGGGAAAGATAGTAAAGAGAGCAGGGTTGGAAGGGGTTACCCCTCATACCATTCGTCACACAGTGGCTACGCAACTTGTACGAAAGGGAGTCCCGATAATAGAAGTGGCAAAACTTCTGGGCCACAAGGACAGCAGGGTAACAGAGAAAGTCTACGCAAAATTTGCTCCAGACTATCTGAGAAATGTAGTAGACAATTTATCTATAGCGGCCTGACGGACACGCTCCCATTGCTAGTGATCGCTGGGATCATGGTGATGGGAACTTGTCTCTCCATTACAGCAATCCCAGACTGATCTGTGGCAAGCCATACATTGGTAGTGACCGTGGATAAACATCACTCTGGTAGTTGATCCACACCACGGACAATCATGCCACCCATCTGGATCAAACGTGGAATCTCTTTTCCCATCTTTTGTGTCGTTTCCAAGGGATGAAGACATAAGGGAACACTCTTGATATGAATACAATACAGTAGTTTATCCAGTTAAACGGACGGGGCAGAGGCTTGAGGACATCCATAAATAAAACTGCCCTAAGTCTGTCAGTATTATTTACTGCCCAATGTTTATAAGTATCATCGAAGAATAAACATTTACCTTCCTCCCAGTGCCTCCTCTTTCCTCCTACTACCATATAACAACGATGAGGATTGGGTATATCCAAAGCAAGGTGTAGCCTTAGAACCCCAGAGTAAGGGCCAGTGTGGGGGTTGAGCTTCTTTCGTGGCCCAAGCACGGAGATGTAAGCAGATATCACATAAGGGTGACGGCGTAATATATCTGTGGTTACTGGCATCATGGAACAGTTCTTCTTGAACCAGATGGTAGCTCCCTTCAGAAAGAATAGCCTCCACTTATCATCATTAGATATATAAGTTTGATGTGGACTGATGTCTTGAAAGGGCGCGAAGTCCTCATACCTCTTGATAATATGGTCATATTCTTTTCGTATGTCACTGAAGCTATCTTCAAGGTCACTAGATATGGGAACGATACTACTGTCGTAGTATTTCTTGACACCGATCTTGTTCCTGTTACGGAACCAAGATTGAAATATATGTTCGATTATCAGCAAGGCTACTCGCAGAGTTCTTCCCATACTGCGTTGTAATTGTCACCCCATACAAGCACTGGTTCTAACCAGTTCACCCCAGTTTCTGGGACGAGTGACCATTCAACATAAAGGAAGGGGCCGGGGAGGCTAGAGCAAGGAATATATTTAACTGTCGGAGGGGGTGCGCCTATACTTGTCACGCAACCGCTTACTATCAACATTATCAACAGCACGCTTGGCACGATCAATAGCTTTGTAAGCATCGACTAATCCTTTGTTAACTGCTTTAGCTTCCCCAGCATCCATTAACTGACGGTTCTTAGCCCACTCCGACAGAGTGCCAGCTAGTTTTAGTAAGTTCTTTACAATGCCGAATATATTAAACATTGATCGTTAAACTTTTAATACTACGAGTCTGCGTTCTTGTTCTTGAGAACATTACCAGACACTGTGTTAAGGACTTTAAGTATAACATTGAGAACCTTATCGTCAGATTTCGATGGGGTCAAAGCCGTGATAGCTGTAGAGGCCACGACCACAGAGGTCACGGCATGAAGCCATGCTGGAAGCCCGTCAAAAAAACCTAATACTATATCCATTAGTCATCACCCAACATAATTATTACCAAGCCTCATCATGTCAGCAATCTGCTCTGCTCTTTGCCCTACTTGCGTAGACCATTTTGAGTCAAGCAATTCACTGCTGACCTGAGACCACTCAACCCTACCTTCAATCGCCTCTTCTATCAACCCAATGGTTTTCTTAAATGTTTTCAATCGGTTAAGGCCAAGATTAAAATGGAGATCAACGATAGCTCTTTGTCTTGTGTCATCCAGTAGGTGGAACCAATTGAATGTACGCTGCAATTCATCAACAGATATACTTATATCATTTGATAAAAGGAACCTCGCCTCTTCCTCTGTGACACCCCTGTCTTCTAAATTTCTTCCTACACCTATTGTCCACTTGTTCGCTGGACATTTATACAACTGTAGCTTCATTCCTTCGTGACGTATCAATTGATCAGTCAACTTTTGTATGTCCATTATTCCCTCCTGAGAATTTCAGACCTTCTGTCTGTGACATTAGAAACGATTTCATTAGATAGCTTGTCGATATCCATTAACATTTCTTTCTTGCGCTCACTGCTCATACCACGATCAGCCTGTACCTGACGGCGGAATTGACGGAGACCATCAAGCTGTTCCTTGATATCAGAGATAGCATCTTTATAGACAGCAAGGTTCTTCCTTGACCTAAGATAACCAGTAGCTTTGCTTGGGTCAGTTTCAGATAGAGTTTTAAGAGTGTTATTGAATATATCCAGTTCATTATAAAGCTCATGGAAAGCCTGTACTGGGCCACGCCCCTGTTGTTCCTGAAGGAACCTTGCCATAGGTGGCTGTTGATCAAGCCTTCTGTCTGCCCTGTCTGGAATATTAGCGGCGTTCCTCATCACAGAGTCAGCGGCCATCAAAGCATAGCTTCCAAGAGTACCAGTATAACCACGGATCATATGGTCTATCTTCTCGGCATCCCACCTTATCCTCATCTTTTCATTCAATGCTTCGGATAAAGCCAGAGACAAGGGGGATACATACTCTGGGTCAGCTAACCATGACTCATTCCTCTGGCCCCAGTATGTAACAATAGGTCTGCCAGCATACCAGTTATGGTTAGTCATGTTCTCAAGGATAGGCTGGAACCATTGGGGGAATGACACATTAAATGTAGTGGTGAGATGGCGCAGGGCAGACTCTCTTGTTTGAGTCAGGTCAGCCTCTCCATCTATCAACCGCATAATTCTTTCAGGAATAACCTTAAACAGGACACCTACCTCAAATGGTATAGGTATCCTGTAAGCTGGAGTCTCTGGCCCAACATCCATCCCAAACAATGTAGGTGGGATGATCCAGTAATTATCCTTAATATATTCTGGAGCATTGTGATACCACGGGTTCTCATCTTCATCCCCTGTAGCCATTTTGTAAGCTATGGTTAGGGCTACGATCTGAGCAGCCCTGAAGTAGAACCTTCTCCTTCTGGTGGCAGCATCCATGCGAGGAGTCATCTTCCCTGTAGAGCCACGATACAGAACATCCAATCCTTGGATGCGTGCGTTTAAGAATGGAACCACTGCGGTAAGATACCTGATAGCAGAACTAGCGCCCTTCCTACTAAAGTTAATTACTTCAAGGGCTTCTATAATAGCTGCTGTTTCATCGCCCGTTTCTTTTAACACACGTTCATACACAGCAATACGAGTAGCCGTATCTGATGCCCCACTAATTTTGTTTGCCCATTCCCACATAGACCTGATTGGATATCTATGCGGAGACTTCATTCTTAAATGTTTTCTGAATGCCTTAATGGAATTCTTCGGGTCACCCTTAAATTCATAACCACCTACTGCGCCACTTGCTTCCAACGCTGCGGCACTAGAGGAGTTCAAAAGAGCCTGACCATACCCCTTTAATGTACCTATAACATTTGGCCCTACGACAGGCGAACCCACCCCAGAAGTTGTCCACGCACTGAAGGTATCACGGAGCATATTAGCTGCCATAAACGCTGGGTCTTTTGTTACCAACTCTCTCAGTAAAGTAGCTGGAGCAGCCTGTAATCCAAGGGCTGGCATATTCACATCATCAGTAATCATCAGTGAGTCCAGCATCAAGCTGTCCTGTACCTCATACCACCAAGTCTCTCCGTTCACCCTGACCCCGACTAAAGATGGATGCGGGTTACCACCCGGAGGCTCGTCACTTTTGGTAGGCTCAGATGCCAGACCAAGCTCTCTTAAATCCCTGATGCCACGACTGACCAGCATATTCTGAAGGGATGATGTGACTGCGGCATCCAGATTACGGAGCATATTATTAAGCGGATCAGCTATACGTTGGTTGTCAGCGGCAATCCTGATTTGTGCATCAGGATTTTGAGCGCGAAGTTGCTTAACCCTACTAAACAACTCCTCACTCCTAGAGGTAAATCTCTTATGGTCAGATACATTGTTAACCATGATCCAGTATACTGGCTTACCACCCTTCAACTCCCTTGGAGTTTTCGTATTATAGAAACTATGAAGAACCCTGTTGTTAGGGTCTTTCATGCTCCTATACATGGTGTCCTTCGTTGGGACTCCATCTGGACTTACCACTTCATAGGTGACACCAGCGTCATCGAATAGTTCACGATAGAAGGGAAGGTAATCTGCATTGGCCTTCCATAGTGCAGCCGCCTCATCACTGATGACACTACTGTCACGCATGATGTTGACCACTGCGTTGTTCCATAGCTGGTACTTACGGTATGCCTTATCAATCTCAGGGTTTGTATCACCAGCACGGAGACCTATCTCTATATCCTCATCGGTGAATGTTTTCTCACGGCCCTCTGCCATAAGTCTTTGCGCCCTTCTGGCGGCGGCATACAGGAAGAACTCTCCCCACAATTGCTGCTTGTCTATCTCAGCCAGAATATCTACAAGACCAGCAAGCTCAGACGGGTCTTGGATACGCACCTCTTCTCCTGTTACGGGGTCTGTGTAAGCCGTGTCTTCAACCATCCTGTCATAAGCAGCCTTGTATGATGCTGCTACCTGCGGATCGCTATGGTTAATGAGGCCATCATGCAGAGCATATATCCTGCCACGGTCTCTAATAAGAAATCCTTTTGTAATACCAGCGGCAGTTATCCCTGACTTCCTTGTAAGAAGCCCAGCAGCAGATGACGTAGCTGAATCAAGTGCTATGTCAGCATCAATACCTAGCTCTTTGCGGAGCTTTATCTTTTGTCTTTCTCTGGCAATGAAGCCTGCAAACCTATCAACTATTCGCTGTCTAAACTTTGTTCCGAATGTATGATCAGCAGGATCAGTGGCTCGGAACATGGAAAAGATTTTTTCCCAGAAGGTTTGGTCGCCACCTGTATTCATAACCCTCTCTGCGGCTTCCCGCATATCAGGTTCCATACGGTCAAGACCCCTATCAATAGAGTATCTTTTCTTTATAGCTGGGTTTAATGACAGCTTCTCTTTGAACAATGGGGGCTTATTGGATGCTGCTTTAACAGCGTCCTGAATCCCACGCTGCTTTGCCAGACGTATCTTCTTCTGCATATAGTCAGACATTGGCCTGTCTGTACCTATATTAGTAGCAGGCATAGGAACAGGATCAATCGACTTCCCATTCGATGGGCCGTTCCATCCAGTAATTAGATGGAAGCCGTGCTTCCCCACAAGGTCTGGCCTTCTTACTTCCATACGCGGATAGGCACTGAATGGGATACGATTGAATACAAACACAGAAGGATACCCAAGTTCAGGACTATCCCACTCCATTCTAACTGCATCAAATCCATAAGAAGTTCCGCTTGGTTCTATAACAAACCCTGCTGCTTCAGGATTATTACGGTTAGGCCAGTACGATTCCATTGCAGCTTCTAGCAATTCAGCTACTGATTGGTATTTCCCGTCAGTGTGTTTGACTACTTCCGTATCGTGGTGTCTGGCTGTAATGTGCGCCTGCCCGAACCCTGTCTCCTTTTCAAGGTTCTCATTCCATTCATGGTGTCCCTTGGGGATAAAGACTTGGCTCACCTCACCATCATACACCAGACTCTTGTTAGTCTGGTATGATGGGTTAACACTGTCTAGGGAAACAGATGAAGAAAAGTTCTTGAATATTCTATCAATAGTAAATGTTGGCTTACGGTCTATAGAGAACCTTGTCGTAGCTCCTTCTGTCCCCAAAGCTGTGACCCTATCTCCACGAATTATAACTTCGTCTTCTCCGGGGAACCTATATCTATCTTCTGGAAAGATAGCATCAGGCGCAGCCAATATGTCTTTCTTGTTAACTGTGTAAGATATGGGGTCTCTTCTCTCTGCCCTAGACACTCCTCTATATTCTGGGTTTAGCGAGAACGATGCGACTTCCTCACCATGTGTTGTACCATAACGATGCACAGTTAATTCATCTGGCAGACCTTCCAATGCTTGTTGAGTACGGTCATAAATTTGTTTACGAACAGACTTTAATTCGCTCATTGTCGCGTTAGGTTTAACTTCTTGAAGAGATAGGAGAGCATAGTTATTATCATCTGAGTGGTTCAAGATAGACCTAATTAAATTAGCATCTTCTTTCTGCCTAACACTTTCATATAACCTAGTTCCGGGCTTACGTTCTCCCTCTTTCTCTCGGTCTATAGAGAACCTTATCCCTGTTCTTCCTTCACCTACAGGCTCTTGATCTAGCTCAGATAAGGAAGCATCAACTGTCGGGTCTCCAGTTCTTACAAATTCAATAGGCAACAGATCAACCTTCTGCTCAGAGAACTCTCGTTCCCGTAGAGGAAGTTTCTCTACCCCTTCCCTGAAGTTAACCCAGCTATTCTGGCCCCTTGTTTCAGAAGTCAAAGCCCATCTAGCCCAAGGACTATTCGTCATTAACATATGATTACGCCATGCTGCTTCTTCCCCTCTTGGCCCGAAGGTAACAGGAGACATTGTATGGGCATAGTAATCATGGACTGCACGAAGCATATCATTGTAGACAAGGGGCCTGCCATTGACATCAGTTCGCCCACTGTCAGCAAGCAATGGGTGGTTGTCATACACAACTCCGGGTGGCCCGAATCCTTCTGCATCAGTGCCTTTTATATAAAGATGATTGTTAGACAGCACATCTTTCCTCATAGCCTGTGACATCTTCTTGCCACCGTAAGGCTCATCCTTTCCTTTCCATACCTCTACCTTAATAGGCATAGCGTCATACTGCTGCCCAACTTCATCTGCAAGTTCTTCGTATGCACGGCGTACATCAGGCTCACTCAAAGCATCCATCCTCATGTCATCGAATGCCTTGGCTATTCTCTTCTGTAAAGCACGCTTCTCTTTTGTTATAGCTAGTGCTTGTTGCGTAGGCTTGAATAAGCGATTAGCTAAACGAGATGCTACGCGGAGCGCGGAGGCTGACGCTTGGTCATCCTGCGGGGGCTGAAATTCACCCTGTATTTCTTCGTAGCTGTTGGTTGCCTCCTCTCCACTGCCGTAGACCCAGAGCCTTTGAACATCTCTCCTAATATCGATGACGCTTCTTCCAAGGGATTGCCTTGCTTTTTGCGTAGCCGTGATAAAATCTGTGATCGCGTTAATGTCATCAGGGTCTCCTACATAATAAGTCTCAAGGTACTGGTCAGTGACTGTCATACCAGCCAAGCCAGAAGATTTTATTGCTTTCTCTATCTCTGACCGTGGTAATGGGGCAGCCAGTTCAAGCCTTACACTTACAGTATTATATGAACCGTCATCATATTTTGTACCCCATACAGCTAAAGGTTCTGTGTCTTGTCTAACATGAACTTGCTGTTGATTAAAGTTACCAGCAAACTTAGCTATTGAAGATAGTGATACGTCCTTATCCTGCTCCAAGAAAGATGCCTCTATACCTATGGATGGTTCTGCATCACCAAAGTACAGCCCAGTAGCTGGGGTCATGGTAAGTTCTAATGTCTCTATGCCAGAGGTGAGATACCTGAGAGAGTCAGCAGTTATCTCCTGAAGCAGGACTGCCGCACTTTCATCCCCGTTATTAGCGGCAACTGTAAGATTCCTGATGCCCTCAATCTCATCCGTAGAAGAGGAAAGATTAACAAGTATCCTAGCCCTAGCAATATCTGCTTCAGATTCAGGTACTTGAGGAGTCTCCCTATCTATAGAGAACCTTCTTCTTGCTGCGTCTGGGAGGTCAGCCTCTGCCTGACGTATTCTATTTACGTTCTCTTGAAATCTCTCTGCTTGTTGCCTGTCTTCAGGGGTGACCTGTTCATCTGCCGACACAGGAGTGGTAACTCTCCTAGCAGGTGTTGCTGGCTCACCATACAATCGAATGAATACCTGATTGCTGTTCCTGATATTTGCATTGGTGAGGCCATCCTTCAGGGCAATAAAGAAATCTGCGATACGACTGAACAATGACGCTGGCTTACCAGACACTCCCTTGCCAGCGGCCCAGTCACTGAAGGCATTAGCTATTGCTTCTTCAACAAATAACTCTTCCTGCCTCTGCTCAGTCTCATTGGAATACTTGCCAGCCTTAGTGTATATTTCTTTGGCTTCCTCATACCAAGTTTGTTCCCCTCCTGTACGAGGAGAGACCTGCTTCTTCACAAACTTAGTGAGCAAGCTCCACTCTTTATCAGAAATAACCCCTGCATCCTTCATCACATGGATCATCTCATGGTTGAATGTATCGCCTAATTCTTTAGCGGCCTGCTTGATCGTTGAGTTAGGCTTAACCTTATCCAAGGCCAAGGAGATTATCATTCTCCTGCCTTCCCACCCCATAACACCCTTGTCACCAGCCAAGGTGTCAGCAAACTTTACACTTAACCTATCCATACTCTTTGCGAGATCAGGGTTGGCCTTCGTATATTTGTTTAACCTCTTCTTAAATTCTTTCTTGAGAGCAGCAAGCAACTCCTTCCTGCCGCCTATTTTTTCAAGCCTTTGCCTTAACTCCTTATCTATATCAGCAGCAGCAAGCTGCGCTTTGTACTGTGCGGCTGACTCGTCCATAGCCATAGTTGACGCAACAGTTGGGCCAACCCTCTTCTTTATAAGGATACCCCGGCGCGGTTGCTTTATCCTGCGAGCAGGACTTACCGCAACGCCACGCTTAAACACACGGCCTTCTGGATGCACGCCCCTGATAAACTGTTCCCTTAATGGGCTTATTCTACATTCGGCACGCTCTCTCTCAGCAGCGGCCTCTGCTTCTCTAGCCCTAGTTGCCTCTGCTTCTCTGGCCTCTACCTCTACCTGCTCACCACGGGTGAATGGTGTCGTGCCTTCTATGTCTTGCTCTCTGACAGCCCTTCTGATCTGGGCTAGGGTTGGCTTCTTGCCCTCTTTGGTCGGTACTACAGTAGGCTTAACTCTATATTGCTCATGCCAAGCCTTACGGTTAACCGCGTCTTTGTGTATATAGACATTCTTTCTGCGGGGGGCGACAATCAAATCACCTCTTTCAACAGCACTATCAATGATTGCCTGAGTGGGAACCTTGGTCCTTCTCTTGCCTTCAAGAGCTTTGGTTATGTCAGACCTCAACACTTCTCCTTCGCGGAGGTTCTTTTCAGGTCGTGCTGCCTGTGTGCGTGCCGCAGCTATAGCAGTCATATACTGAGAGCGGTTAAACATTGGCCGCTCAATAGTTGGTAAGGACTGAGGGCCAGTACCCGGCAATGTAGGCAGCGCATCTATAGCATTAGACAAATACCAAAGCTGTGTAGCTGTCATCCTCTCTATATTTTTATGGCCCGCCTTGCGGGCAGCAAACCTTGCGAAGCCCGCATCAGTTGTATTGATGTTCTTCTGAGCAGCGCGGCCAACAACTTCATTGACTAATATAGAGGGGCGATCTTGTAATCTACCAGCCACCTCACTAACTGGCATATCCTGTCTCATGCGTGCTAAATCAACACCAGCGCCAGACAATCTATCCGCAAAATCAGGCATAGGCTCTGGCAAAAGGTCGCTTACCTTCTGCGGGTCTAACCCAATAATATCCAGTTCCTCTACTGGAACCGTATCACCTATGTCATACGGCCTTTGTCTAGTCTGTATTCTATACTGATTGAGTCTAACGGCATCGGCATCGGCCATATCAGCGAAGTCTATCATCGTGTCTGGTCTGGTGAGAATAGCAGCGGCCCTGAGAAGATCATTACGCTCATCAACTCCAGCCCTTTGAAGAGCCTCAGTCGCTAGTATCTCTGTCTCTGCCTCGTCCTGCTTTCTCAGGATATCATTGACCCCGATATTAAGCTCGTCCTTAAAGACCTCTGCCTGCGCCCTAGTAGAGAAACGAGGAGAAGCGCGAACTCCATGCTGTGTCTCTACAAAAAATCCACCATCCTTGTCCTGTGGCAGCATTATAGGATTGCCGTCAACATCCACTACTGGATCACCTGCCTCGTTGGTAGCTGGTATCCTGTCAGGGCTTACCCTGTAAACATCAGGCGTGCCTGTCTCATCTGTGGTGATAAGCCCTCTGTTAAACGCCAAAGGAATATCAGCGCCATACTGGTCAAGGGTGTTCTGTGCCAACGATGCGGCATCCTGATCTGGAGGAAGCACCCTAGTGCTTGATGCACTGTGGTCTTCCAATTGTAATATGGGGGGAGTAGCAGGTGGACCTGCAAGAAGCAGTGGCTCAGTTGTTGGCTCAGTCGTTTCTTCTATAGGCTTATCGGTAGTATCCTTGGCCTTCTGAGGGCCGCGCATATCCTTGTCAGTAACTGACTGTTGTATGCCACCAATAAATCCACCAGCGGCCAGTGCTGCTGCGCCAGCTTCAGCGTATTCCATCAATGCGTCTGGGGATGTTAGGTCTAGCCCTGCCTGCCAACGCTCTGCCATCTGCTGGTACATTTCAGTTGGCACTTCAGCGGCAGCACCTCTCTTAGCACCCTTGCGTATAGACTGGAACAAGGTTCTAGCAGCTTCTTCCGCGCCGTCTTTCCCAAGTTTTGACCCAAGGCCGCCAGTAACAAGGAATAATATATACTCAGCAGCAGCCTGTGTTGGCGCAGTAAGAACAGCCTTCCATAGGTTTAAGTCATCCTGAGTCTCAGCACCTTCTTCTATTTGACGGCTAATGTTTAATCCAATGAATTGAAGGGCAGAGGTTCCTATGAACGCACCTGCGCCGACAAGAGCCTTACCAGCCAAACCGGGAGCGCCGACAGGAGGAACAAACGATTGAGCAGTCACCGCCGCAGTCCAAGGAGCAACCATAAATGGGATAGACCCGGCAATAGCTTCAGATACAAACTGAGGTATCCTGCTTGCAACAGTAAGGACACCTTCTTCCTTATATAACCTTGCAAGTTCAGCAACGTTCATGGGTGGATATTTAGCGGCCAGTTCTGCCCGCTCTACATCACGCTGCTCTAACTCAGCCTTCTCTTCCTGAAACTTCTCCTCAGTTCCCCACCCAGCACCATATAAACCCGGTATACTTTCTAACGTGCCAAAGCCCTCCTTCCCTGCCCGCCATGTACCAGTGAAGAAATCACCTACGCCAGATAAGAATCCTTCATCTTCTTCCTGTGGAGGAGGGGATAATGCAAGAGGGTTGTTCTTAACCCACTCACTGGCATGGGCTGTAATATCCTCCATAGAAGTACCGTCTGGGTACTCTAGGACTCTTCCGTCTGGAAGCTGTATTTCCATCATAAACGCTTACTTATTTATCCCCAGATGTCGCAGGTATAAATCTCCCCGGATTATCTGGATCTTCAATGAATTGAATCCTACCAGTGTCAGTGCCGCCAGAACTACCTGACTGAATGCGAGCTAACTCAGGAAACCTCTTATTTATTTCCTCCCTAATAACCGGGTCACTTATATATCTTTGATCCTGAGTGATAGACCATAACTGGTATAACCGTTTTGAACTAGGATCACCTACATTAGCACCCTCTGGGAGGGACAACTTATTAGCTGCCATCCATTGCTTGAAAGCGGAGTCCTCTGCCAGCAACTCCCTATCAAAATTATCATCAGCTAACTTCATTGCATCTGTTCTGACATCATTGATTTGGTTAAGAATTTCCCTTTCATGTCTTTGTGACGCATAAAACGCTGTCTGCGCTGAGTAATCAGTAGACCTCGGACTGATAGCTCCAATAACTGCTTCCCAAGACTTCATCGTGGGGGTGGCAGTTCCATCATCAGATATAGTGAAATACTCAGGATCGTTTTGCTTTTCCGCAAACAAATCATTCATCATCATCCTAGATTGCCCAGCATCACTAGACATAAACTGCATGAATCCTATGTTCATTGATACCCTTATACGGTCTATGTCTACATTTCTGTTAGCAATGGCATCCTGCTTTGCAGAAGCAGCAACAACAAGATCGATTGCCATCTTCTCCCTTCCTGCAACTTCATTTAACTTAGCCTGATTTATCAACGACTCCTGTTCAAAGATCGCCTTGGCCTGCTGTGCCTCAAGGGTGGCTATCTGCATATCCATATCAGCCATCTTGCCCATCATCTCCAAGCCTTCTTTTCTTAGCTCTTCTTTGCCCTCTGTGTACCCAATCATGGCATCTGTCATGGCAACCAACATAGGCTTACGCCCATCAATAGCGGCGGCAGCAGCACGCATCCAAGGGATTGGGTTCTTCTCCAGAGCCTTAACCGCCCCATCCAAATGATCCCTTATATCCTTAACGCTCTGAGGAACCACATCCTTATCTGCAAAAGTCCTCAAGGCTTCTTCTTGTTTGGTGATGATGGCTTTTCTCTCCCCGGAGAGATCAGGGTAGAGTTCTTCCTGTTGCTTAACTATCTCAGCTACAGAAGGAACTGCCTCTCGGCCACCGCCCTCACCAAGCACATCAGACAAGCCCTGCACATTTGCGTAAGCATCCTTTGCATCACCACCAATAGTATTGAGTACAAGTCTAGGTGGCTGGGTTTCTGTTACAACTTCTTCAATAGAGCTTGATAAAAAGCTGAAGAACCTTTCGGCAGCGAAAGCGCAACAAGCGGCGGCAGAGAATGCTTCTGGCCCAGACACTGTACTGGAT